TTGTTATATCAACATTTTGAAATCTCTTTTTAGATGTTTTATCTTTAAACATATATAATAAAAAATGCGGATATGCTTTTATATATCTTATTCAATATATTTTTTTCTCCTATTATAGTATAAAGAATATAGCATAAATGGGTGGTGGTCTTCTTCAACTTGTTGCTTATGGTGCTCAGGATGTTTATTTAACTGGCAATCCTCAAATAACTTTTTTTAAAGTTGTATATCGCCGACATACAAATTTTGCTATGGAAGCTATTCAACAAACTTTTAGCGGTATAGCAAATTATGGAAATACCGTATATTGTCAAATATCTCGCAATGGTGATTTAATTCATCGCACTTATCTTGAAGTAGGTGTTAATACTACTAGTGCAACAAGATCACGTACAGTATCATATGTTAATTATTTAGGTTTACGTTTATTAAAATCCGTTTCAATTGAAATTGGAGGACAACAAATTGATAAACATTATTCAGATTGGTTATATATATGGAATGAATTATCTCTCCCTCGTGGAAAACGTTTTGCTTATGATACTATGGTTGGTGCTGACCGTGATGCTTTAAATTCAGGTGTATATGGTGTTAGTGATAATACTGAAAAAATAACCACCTTATATATTCCTCTTGAATTCTGGTTTTGCCGAAATATTGGTTTAGCTCTTCCGTTAATTGCTCTTCAATATCATGAAGTTAAAATTAAAATTGAATTTGAAACTGCTGCTAAATGTTTATATACTCCTAATAGTGCTGTAGACCCTGCTGTAACAGATTTTAATTTAAAAAGTCCTAATTTATGGGTTGATTATATTTATCTTGATACCGATGAACGTCGCAAATTTGCTCAATTATCTCATGAATATTTAATAGAACAATTACAATTTACTGGACAAGAAACTTTAAATAGTAATGGTTCTCGTCTTAAATTAAATTTCAATCATCCTTGCAAAGAATTAGTATGGGTTGCTAAAAATAATAAATTTGCTAGTCAATGGTATAATTATACTTTTAATACTAATTCTACAACCACAGGTGGTTTCTTATCTGCTAATATTGCTAATACTGCTGATGTAGATAATTATTTACCAATTGGCGGATTTAGTCCTACTAATACTTCTAATTTCCTAGGAACAAGTAATGTTTCAGGTGCTACAGTTACTAATCTATTTAATGATTATTTACAAGATAGTTATATACCTTATAGAGATGTAGATGGAGCTCAAATTATAGTTAATCCATTTGAGACTTGTCTATTACAATTAAATGGAAATGACCGTTTTAATGTTCGCGATGGTTCTTACTTTAATTTAGTTCAACCTTATCAACATCATACAAATATACCTCTTAATAGAGGTATTAATGTATATTCATTTGCTTTAAAACCAGAAGAACATCAACCATCCGGAACTTTAAATATGTCTCGTATTGATACTGCAATATTAGATGTTAAACCACGTTCTATTTCCGGAACTTTAGATGCAAATATTAATGTTTATGCTGTTAATTACAATGTTCTACGTATTCTTTCAGGAATGGGTGGTTTAGCATATTCAAATTAAATTTAACTATATACATTTTTTTTCTCCTATTATAGTATAAAGAATATAGCATAAATGGGTGGTGGTCTTCTTCAACTTGTTGCTTATGGTGCTCAGGATGTTTATTTAACTGGCAATCCTCAAATAACTTTTTTTAAAGTTGCATATCGCCGTCATACAAATTTTGCATTAGAAGCGATTGAACAAACTTTTAATGGCAATCCAACTTATGGTTCTCGTGTTACTTGTCAAATTTCTCGCAACGGTGATTTAATAAATCGCATGTATTTACAAGTTAAAGTTCCTTCTGGGACAGGTACAAGTTATGTTAATTATTATGGTCTTCGTCTTTTAAATTTTGTAGAAATTGAAATTGGCGGTCAAAAAATAGATAAACATTATTCTTATTGGTTATATGTTTGGAATGAATTATCTTTACCAAAATCTAAACGCCATGGATATAATGAAATGGTTGGTGGTTTAGGTGGAGATGCTGTTGCAGGTTCTACTTTATATATACCTCTTGAATTCTGGTTTTGCCGTAATATTGGTTTAGCTCTTCCTTTAATTGCTCTTCAATATCACGAAGTTAAGATTAATATTAATTTTGAAACTGCAACCAAATGTGGTGCTCCTGATGCTACAACTTTCACATCATCTCTATGGGTTGATTACATTTATCTTGATACAGATGAACGTCGTCGTTTTGCTCAATTATCTCATGAATATTTAATAGAACAATTACAATTTACTGGTCAAGAAGCGGTACCATCAACAGCAGTTAAAGCTAAATTAAATTTTAATCATCCTTGCAAGGAATTAATATGGTTTATAGCAAATGATAGTTCAACTGCAAATACAGGTGTTAATAATTGGTTTAATTTTACAACTAAAAAGAATGCCGTTAATACTCGATTAGGAACAAATGCAGCTTTAAATGAAACATTATTTCATAGTGATATTAATTATATTGCTGATACTCGTAATAATAATTACTTTCCGGCAAATCCTGTTAAAAATGCTAAATTAGTATTAAATGGAAATGACCGATTTTATGAACGTCCAGGACGATATTTTAATTTAATACAACCTTATCAGCATCATGAAAATATGCCATCGAATGCTGGTATTAATGTATATTCATTTGCTTTAAAACCTGAAGAACATCAACCATCCGGAACTTTAAATATGTCTCGTATTGATACTGCCGTATTAAATTTAAATTTTGAAGCTCCTATAACTAATGGGTATAATGCAACAGATTATACATTATTTGTTTATGCTGTTAATTATAATGTTTTACGTATTCTTTCAGGAATGGGTGGATTAGCATATTCAAATTAAATTTAACTATATACATTTTTTTTCTCCTATTATAGTATAAAGAATATAGCATAAATGGGTGGTGGTCTTCTTCAACTTGTTGCTTATGGTGCTCAGGATGTTTATTTAACTGGCAATCCTCAAATAACTTTTTTTAAAGTTGCATATCGCCGTCATACAAATTTTGCATTAGAAGCGATTGAACAAACTTTTAATGGAACATCTGCTTTTGGTTCTCGTGTTACTTGTCAAATAACTCGTAATGGTGATTTAATAAATCGTGTTTATTTTGTAGGAACAGTTAAAAATACAAGTGCAACTATTAGTGCCACAGGTCAAAATAATAATGCTGTTGCACTTGTTCCTTATTTTGGTCTAAAATTATTAAAAACAATTGAACTTGAAATTGGTGGTCAACGTATTGATAAGCATTATTCAGAATGGTTATATATATGGAATGAACTTTCATTACCTCAAGGAAAACGGGATGGATATAAATTAATGGTTGGTGGTGATAAATATAACCGTTCCATCGTTTTAAATGCGCAAGAAAGTTATTCTGTTTATGTTCCATTAGAATTCTGGTTTTGTCGCAATATTGGCTTAGCTCTTCCTTTAATAGCATTACAATATCATGAAGTAAAAATAAATATTGAATTTGAAAATTCTACTGAAATGATGGATAAAGGACGTAATTATTCTAAAAGAGCTTTTTCATTACATGATAATCAATCAACAACACCTGCTCTTATAACTTCTGGTAGTGTTGAACAACTTAATTCTGGGTTCAGAGGAACTAGTATATCATTAGATACTGCTGCTTTATGGGTTGATTATATTTTCTTAGATACTGATGAACGTCGTCGTTTTGCGCAATTATCTCATGAATATTTAATAGAACAATTACAATTCACAGGTGCTGATACAGTTTCTGCAGGTTCTGCATCATTAAAGAGTATTCGCATGAATTTCAATCATCCTTGCAAAGAATTAATATGGGTAATAAAACCAACAACAGATACTTCTCATGCCGATTACGTTTCAACACCATATTGGAATAATTTCAGTGACCGTAATCTAGATAATCAATATATATTAGCTAAAAATCCGGTTACAAGTGCTAAGATACAATTAAATGGAAATGACCGATTTTCTGAACGCAAGGGCTCATATTTTAGCTTAGTTCAACCTTATCAACATCATGAAGCAACTCCTGATAATTTTAATACAGGTATAAATGTTTATTCATTTGCTATAAAACCCGAAGAACATCAACCATCAGGAACTTTAAATATGTCTCGTATTGATACCGCTGTTTTATCTGTTGCGTCTTCTGTTGCCGGAACTATATACATATTCACAGTTAATTATAATGTATTACGTATATTATCCGGTATGGGTGGTTTAGCTTATTCAAATTAGATAAAACAAGTATATTTTTTTTCTTTATTATTAATATTATTAATATTATCAATATTATTATCATGATGATGTTTTTGACTTTCATATAAACATTTATTTTTAGTTGATTCAACAGTTAATTTTAAAAATTCCAATTCTCTTTTATTTGTCATTTTTCTAAGTTCAATATCATGATTAATTTTTACACGATTAAATTTAATAATATCTTTAATTCTAATATTTTCAAAAATATTAATATCTTTAATTTCCTTATTCATATTTTCAACATTTTCAACAAGTTTATCAAATAATTCAAGTGTTAATGTATTTGATAAACTAAAATAAT